CTTCTTCGAAGACTATAGTGTCATTATAGGTGATGAAGCACATTTATTCAAGTCTAAGTCTCTAATACAGATCATGACCAAGTTACATCATGCAAAGTATAGATTTGGATTCACTGGTACTTTAGACGGCACACAGACGCACAAGTGGGTGTTAGAGGGATTGTTTGGACCATCATATAAAGTGACAAGAACTGATGAATTGATGAGACAAGGACATCTTTCACAACTTGATATTCAGTGTCTTGTACTTAAACATCCTCCACAAAATTTTGATGTGTATGAAGATGAGATACAGTATTTAATAGGTCACGAACAACGTAATAATTTTATTAAAAATCTAACATTAGATCTTAAAGGAAATACACTTGTTCTTTTCCAAAGAGTTGAAAGTCATGGTGCCATCTTATATGATAAGATAAATAATAACAAACTTGAAAACCAAAAAGTATTTTTTGTACACGGCGGTGTAGATGCCGAAGAGAGAGAATTAATTAGAGAAATAACGGAAAAAGAAAACAACGCTATCATTGTTGCTTCTTATGGAACTTTTTCTACAGGTATCAATATTAAAAATCTCCATAATGTCATCTTTGCCTCTCCAAGTAAGTCCAGAGTCCGCAATCTTCAGAGTATTGGACGAGTTCTTAGAAAAGGAAAGGATAAAGTGAAAGCAACTTTATATGATATTGCGGATGATTGCTCAAGTAAATCTAGAAAAAATTATACACTAAATCACTTCATTGAAAGAATTAAAATTTATAATGAAGAGCGTTTTAACTATGACATAATCACAATTAATTTAGGGTCACATGGGAATAGAAGATGATTTTTACGCAACAATTAAATTAAAATCAGGCGAAGAAGTTTTTGCTAAAGTTGCTGCTTCTGAAGAAGAAGATAGAACTTTTTTGATAATGACAAATCCAATTATAGTTCAAGAGTTAAAAACTAGAATAGGTGT